CCGTATGAGGACGAATTTAAAGATGACCCCTCAAACAACGAGCTGAACTACCCGACTAATGTCCCCCCTCTCTTACAAAAGGCACAAGTAAAAACTTTAAAAGCTGAAGGTTTAGGACCGGACTTGATCCCGGCCAAAAAAACTTTTGTTGCCGCTGGTACAGCATGCGGGATGCTGAAGAGAGCTGCGCCTATCGCTACGGATTCCGATGAAGAGATCGATAAGGTTATTGGAACGGCCTTAAAGGCAGATAAAGGAGAATTTGGGAAGGTGAATGGTGAACCTGCCTTCCCTAGCGACGGCTATAATAAAGGAGACTTTGTTTATATTATAAAAGATGATATTAAATATTATTTTGTGTGTCGGCTAGCCAACGGCCAAACCGGCCCTGATTCTGCTATCTCTCCCCCTAACTCTACTTACTGGGTTGCGGATGAATGCTCTAAATCTTTAACGGGATGTAGAATGAGATGGGGATCTGGATTACCAAAAAGTAAAGGGGCACAAACATTTATTGAAGGAGAAGATCAGCCCCTACGAAAAGGCAAGCTACCTTATGGAGGATTCCCCGCCGCTAAAAAAATGTCTAGGTTAAGTTAATGATTGAAGAAAATATAAAACAAAAAATAAAACACCACGCTCTAGCAGAAAATCCTAGAGAATGTTGCGGAGTTGTAGTCTCTCAACAACCTCAATCTCTTGTATTTGAATGTAGAAATGTTTCGGACACTCCTAAAAAAACTTTCTCTTTAAGCCCGGTTGATTATTTACACGCCTCACGCAAGGGTAAAATAAAAGCTATTTATCATTCTCACCCCAATGAAAATAAAACATTTTCTAATTATGATATTTTAAACAGCCAATCCCATCAACTCGATTATGTTCTTTATAACATACCTTCTGATTCTTTTTCTTTCTTTGATTATAAAAAGAATAAAACTTTTATTTATAACAAACCTTTTAAAACGCAGACCGCAGATTGCTATTCTTTAGTGAAAGAATATTACCAAAAATTAGATATAAATTTGTTAGACGAGCAAAATAGCAGGACTAACCCGGATTGGCATACCCAAAATCCGAATTTAATAGAGAAAATTTTTAAGTTAAATACAAGTAAAAACAAACATCTTTTCCATCAAGTGAATACAAACGAACTAAAAAAACATGACATTTTATCTTTTGAATTAGTGGAAGGGAAAGGCCCTATCCATGTGGGGGTTTACTTAGGAGATAACACCTTCACGCATCATCCAAGAGGAAAATATCCGTGTATTGAGCCTTTAAATAGAACTTACAAAAAAAGAATTCATTCTATATTTCGATATGAAAAATTTAACTAAAATTACAATTCATGGAGTTTTGGCTGAGCAGTTAGGACGCTCAGAATGGAATTTGTCTGTAGATAGCGTTGGAGATGCCGTAAGAGGAATCGAGTGTAACACAAAAAATTTTTTCCGGCAGTTATTGGAAAACGACAAACAAAATATTAAATACAGAGTTTTAATAAATGACCAAGATTTTGCAATTGAAGAAGGTAAAGATATAAATAGTGAGGAAGGGCTAATGTCTTCAGAACTGGTTATGAAAAAACAAGGTATTAAAACTATAGATATAGTACCGGTTATTGAAGGCGCAGGAGACTGGATTACTATTATAGCAGGAGTTTTTTTAGTGGCTAGCGGGTTAGGAGCATTCGGGGCCGGAGGTTTGCTAGGCGCTTTAGGTGGAGGCGCTATGGCTCAAAGCGCCTTGATACTTGGAGGTATAGGATTAATTGCAGCCGGGGTGACAAACCTTTTAACAGAAATGCCTAAGTTTGGAGACTTTAGAGAAATTGAAGGAGGGGGAGCTAAGTCTTATCTTTTTAATGGTCCTGAAAACACAGTTAGAGAAGGCGGCCCTGTGTTTGTAGGGTATGGAAGGCTTTTAGTCGGAAGTCACGTTATCCAAAGCTCTGCTGATGTTGTAGATATTGACGCCGAAATTAAAAAACCAAGCTCTAAATGGGGAGAAACTAAGTACGGGTTAAAATATAATATACCTAATCAAATAGACACATCTAGCTGGAATGGCTAAGGATTAAATAAAATGGGTAAGAAAAAACATAATAAATAAAGGATTAAGGAAAAATGGGAGAAAAACAAGGAAGACCACAAATAGTAGATATAGCAGCGGTAAGAAAATATGTTGGCTCAGAAGATGTAGCTAACAAAGGCCCTCAGTATGTTGTATCTCGTTCTTATTCAGAGGTAGTAGACCTTATTTCAGAAGGAACTATAGAGGGGCTAGCCAGCGGTAAATATACTTATAAATATGATCCATCTAATGCAACAGGATGGAAACAGGTTAATTTTGATGTATATACGGCCACAGGAACCAACGCATCAGACACGGTCATGAGTGAGGAATTAGGGTTTTTAAGGTCCGTCTATTGGAACGAAGTTCCTTTAGTTGATAAAGATGGATATTATAATTTTCCTTCTATTAACATTAATTATGTTAAAGGAAATCCTCTAGGGGACGTCCCTAAACTTGGAGCCGATTTACCCGGATACGGAGATCTTGATTCCAATGAACAACTCGACCTTTCAATAACTAGAGCGGTGGGAGAGAGACTTTACGGACCAGAAGTAAAAGGAGGAGACGCTAGCCCAACCTCTACAAAACACGCCGTATTAAAAGGCGATATAGATAAATATGCTAAAACGTACACTATCCTGAACAAGGAGTGCTCCTCTATTCAAGTTAATATAAAAGTTGCAGCCCTTCTTGAAAATATTATGGCGGGGCCGAAGACCTATAAAAAATCAAAATACCTCCGGGCTTGCGCAAAAGCCTCCACTGGATACGGAGATACAAAAGCAAGAACTGTGGAGTACAGTATTTATTATCAACCTATGTTTGACACTAAGTTCTCTAATGAAACTCAGACTAACCTTAACAAAAGCACACTTTCTTCTTATAAATGGACTCTCGCTAAAAAAGAAACAATAACTGGTAAAATAGACGAACCTTATATTCGAACCACGCCTATTGATGTGTCACAAGCAGGGTTTATGGATAAAGAGGGATTTGAGGGTTGGAGGATAAGAATAGTTAGGACAACTCCGGAATCCTTGACTTCATTTTTAAGAAATCAGACTTTTGTAGACTCTCTTGTAGAGGTATACGGAACTAAACTGATCTATCCTTATTCTTCTATGGTTTATAGCCTCTTTGATGCTCGGAATTTTCAAAGAATGCCTCATCGAGCCTATGACACTAAACTCATGAAAGTTAAAGTGCCTAATAACTATAATCCTATTTTAAAAAGCTATGGCAAAAGTGACGGGGCTGGAGCTCTTAAAGAAAACTGTACTCTTACAGAAGAAAATGCGGGCGCTTCTAATTACAAAATAACCACATGGGCGCGCTCCACTGTCGACCCTAAAGACTCTGTATGGGATGGGGAATTCAAAAAAAATGAGAATGGAGAGTACGTAGAACAATGGACTGATAATCCAGCTTGGTGTTTTTATGACTTGCTAACTAACCCGCGTTATGGCCTCGGTGAATATATAAATTCTTCAAATATTGATAAGTGGGCTTTATATGAAATAGCTCAATATTGCGACGAGTTAGTTGATGACACTTATGGTGGATTTGAACCTAGGTTCACTATTAACTATATTATTACATCCCGGGAAGAAGCTTTTAAAGTCGTCAATGATTTAGCTTCAGTATTTAGGGGTTTAGCTTATTATGCTAATGGTAGTATTTTTTCCGCTCAAGATAAATATAAATTACCAGTTTATCAATTCAACAACTCTAATGTCGTTGATGGCAATTTCACTTATTCTAGTTCGTCAAAAAAAGCCAGACATACTGTAGCTATAGTTCGTTATAACGATAAGAAAAATTCTTTTCAACCAGCTATTGAATACGTAGAAAATGAGGAAGCTGTTAGAAGATACGGCATAAGAGAAATACAAACAACAGCTTTAGGTTGCACAAGTAGAGGGCAAGCAAGGCGATTCGCCAAGTGGATATTAGCTAGTGAAGCTGAAGAGACAGAGACAGTTTCATTTACAGCTGGGTTAGAGGCCAGTTATTTGCGCCCGGGAGACGTCATACAGATTTACGATAATAACATTAGCCCTTTAAAATACAGCGGAAGAACTAATATAGTTCGCCCTTTAACTATCAACAAAAGTAGAGCCTTAGCTTATGACTTTGAGGGAAGCAATAACGTTAACAGTATAGTCTTAGATCAATCTTTAAATTTTTCAGCAGATAAAATATACGAGCTTTCACTTTTAACTCCCACTTATGATTACGCATCTAGCAGTTCTAACTCAAGTCAAGAACAAGACGGCGTGAGAAGAAGCCATATACAAAAACTTTACTTTAATGGTTCTGATACCAACTCACTTTCCGGTACCGATGGAGCGTACAGATCTGACACCATCATCACCGGAGCCCCTGTCTGTACTCAAATCTTTTTTAATAGCGGGTTGGGCATTAAAACTGACGGAACTGTAGGAGTATTGGACAGCAATTATAGTAACCAAACCGGAAACCAACTTGATTTTAAAAATTATGTCATTACGGGCTATACTAATAATAATGTAAGTCCTTATGTAGCTGGGGAGGACTCTATTTCTGTCGCTTATTCTGGAGGTTGTTTTTCGGGAGAAAATTTAATATGGAGCGTTGAGCCGGCTGATAAAGATGATCCCGATTATATAGATGGAAATTATTTAAATTATAAAGTTGTCAACGCTAAAGAAGAAGCAAACGGATCTAATTCTATTGCTGCGCTTTTGTACTCGACGGGCAAATATGACAAAGTAGACAGCGTAAACACTTCACTGTCAGACGTAGACAGTGCTTCGGGGTTTTTCCCTGTCCGAGATATAGTAGGTTTTAATAATCTAGACATAGATGGCTGGACTGAAGCTTACCCTGAACAAGATTATGTGCCTTCTGCCGGTGGCGACCAAGGAGAATACACCAATAAAAATCTTCTAACCGTAACCGCGGATCATCCTTTTCAGTATGACGGAACGTCTTCTTCCGAAAATAGAAATGTTTTGAGCATGTTGATAGATTTTTCTACAGCAAGATTTAAATCTACTCTTTATCTAGGGGATGCATCGACTAAAACCGTAACTACTCCAGCACAGAGTATTAAAGACAATCAACTTTCTTTAAATTATTCTATAAGTATTATAACTTCAGGCGATCCCCTCATAACAAAAAACTGGAACACTGCGAATCCAATTTCTAATCCAGCGGATAGCGTTACTTACATCGTTGATGCTGAAGATTATTACAAAATTGCAGCTAATGAAGTAGCTGTAATATCGGATGATGATAAAAAATACTTTTCTGACGACTTATCCCGTATAAAATTAGAAGCTTTAATCAGTGAAAAAGTGGCTCATTACATTGTTATTTACCCTATAACTGATGCGGGAACTGTTGGGCACGGATTATTTAATAAGTTTGATGTCCCTGATTTAGAGGAAATTGATAATTATGTAGTTAATCCGGTCGGGACCAAGAAAATTACCTCTCTAAGAACGGAAGGTCTTATAGGAAATGCAAACCCAGCTAATAGCGGCATTATAAGTACAGATTCTGAAGAGCCAACTTTCATATGGAACGTAAGCGACCCTGAAGGAATATATAATGATGACCCCCAAATTACCCAAGATGAAGGGAAAATAACTTTAGGAAATCCTGATGCTTATGAGATGCATTATCTTAATGACCTTTTAAACTATAGAATTACTATAAGAGAGTATCAACAATCTGGTGCGGCTATAAATATACCTAGCGATACTATCTATTATGAATTCACGGGGTATAGCTCTCCTACCGCCTCTCCTAGTTTTGTTTTTGATTATTTGTATAATACTCCTGACATAATTAATGATCTCCAACCTACAACAGAATTAACTTACACGGGTAATAACGAGAACACTCGAGGCTACTCTAGGTACACAAACGCAGGCCCTAATAGTAATGAGACTTTTTACAAAGTCGATCCCAGCGGATTCGTTATAAGAGATTACCCTAAATTTCCTCTACGTAATTTTGATATAGTCGTCGAAGCGCAAGGAGCAGATGGAGTGACTAGTTGCAACAATCCTCTTTACGCTAATACTATTGGTAATATTGGTGTGGGTAACGGAGCTAAAGAAGTCTTTACTGAGGAAAAAGTAGATGTTAACTATGATATAATGTCTATTTCTATTGATTCTCCTAGCGGTTTATTTTTTGCCCAGCAACATGAGAAAGACAATCCTAAATTTCCTTTTAAAATTAATTATTTGAGTGATAGACGTGCTGCTCAAAATGATTATCCTTATAAAGCGCAGGCAAGTATTCAACCTAATGGCTATTTATATTTCTCTATTAACCAAGTAGAAAAAGCTAATGGAAATACGACTATAGATGAAGAAGCATTTGATAATTATTTCAATAACACTGTTGGGTTAGTTTATTATTATACTACGGGAGACAATAGGCAGGATTTCGAGGGCGACACTCAAGTAGCTTTAAATCAAGCTCCTGAGTTTAGGGTTGAAATTCAAAATAGAGTAGGTGAAGTTTTCACAGCTGACACTGAAGCGAATATAGATAACCTAAGGTCTTCTACTGTCTCTGCTCAAGGAACCGCTTTCGAAGGATTGGTACAAGACATAAAAGCTGATTATGACGGATTAGTTCACCGAGGCTATTATCTCTTTGGAAATGATGTAGACCTTGATGCCGTACAAATTCCATTCCCTAAAGTTGGACGAGACGAAGTCCAAAACATTAGGGTTGCAATGGCTTTCTTTGACAATCTATCTCTTAAGAGAGCTTTTGATGACGATGATGATACTCCTCTTTATGTACAGAGTTCGAGTATTGATCCTGACTCAAGTAAACCTTACCGTCTTCCTAAAATATTAACAGATACAGATCTTAATTTCTCTACTAGAGTAACTAATTTAAAAACTAAATATACCGCCGAAGGCTTAGAGAGGACGCAGCAGGAAGAAATTGACGGAGTTATTAAGGAGCCTTTCTTGGAACAGCCGGGGACAGCTATATTTTTATCTGAAAGCAGTATATTAAGTTCTCATGATGCGGCTTTGGCTTTTCGCGGCTGGGGAGAAATAGTTATTGGAGCTACTTTCGACCAAGCAGAGATTCTTTGTCGATATTATGGGGGGCCAAGTTATCGAGATTTCACTCCTCTTAAAATTCTTACAGAAGACATAAATCAAGGTGAAAACATAGGGATTATCAAAAGGGATTACGTAGTAAATGTAAATAAATCTTTCTCTAAAGGAGTTTTAGATTTATCAAATATCGTAGCTTCCTGCAAAACGGGCATGCTGACTGAAGATGGAATTAATTCCGAAAGATCTAGAGACTATCGGAGTGCTTACCAGAGACTGATTAAAATTGTAGTACCTTTTGATGGGGTTAGTTATGATATTGGCAAGTATAATGTATTATGCGACGTAATGGACCCAACTCAAACTAATATAGATGACGTGATTCATTCCCACGGTTGGCACACTGATAACACCTCATTTTTTGTAAATAAAGAGAGTGATCAGTTTACTATTGATATAAGTCAATGGGGAGCACCGCTAAACATTGAGAAGGTAGGGCCTTTCGCTTCAGCAAGTGACCTTGCAGCACTAGGTGGATTAAAAATCAATATTAGAGTTTTAGCTACAGACGAGTAAAATAAAAGTATGAAGCCTGAAGTTTTTGACGGGTCTATTCAAAAAGGCACTAATCATCTCTATGTAACTACAGAGAGAGTTGTGGTTTGTAAAAACGGAGCTTTTATAAAAATAGGAGCTAATGAAATATTTTACCGCCTAGAAAATGCCGAAACTATCAATTTAAGAAAAAAATTCACGTGCGACGATAAAGAATTAACTTTAAAAGGTGATTTTATTTATAAGATCGCTCCTAATGATACTTTAAAAGTTACTTTTGAAGAATATGAAGCAATAGAAATTTCTAACATTAAACCTAATGAATCTAAATATGAATTTGGACAAAAAATATATGCTCAAGGAGGCGTCACTTCCAGTAGTAGCAGCAATTTAACCGGCGAATATACTGAGTTCACAGTAATTAAGGTAGATGACTCTGGTAGAATCGAAGAACTCAAAATAACTTCTCCGGGGAAGTATATAAAACCTCCTTCTAACCCTGTTAAAATAATGGACAGTGAAGGGGAAGTGATAGAGGCGGATATTGAGTTCGAAGAAACTTCCCAACTCTCTATACTAGACCGTCATGTAGCGTTTGTTGAAGAGAGGGAAAATAAAACCATAATAGGTCTTTCTTACCCGTTGCCACCCACGGTAGAAAAGGGAGAATTTACCATCTCTAAACAAGTATTATTTTTAGATAAAGCTTATGTAGGGGAATCTATAGAAAACCACCGGTGTGAAATGACTTTTGATTTTTCCCCTGTTAATGGTATACCGCTTTTACCACCTGCCTCTATTGATCCTCATGCTACATTCAATGAAGCTGTAAAGATTATTGAACAGAAACTACTTATGTTAGAAAAAAGGATTTCTAACGTAGAAAATCGGAACCATTAAAAGCTAGTTTTCCCTTGTTGCAATAAACCACCGGGACGTTGTTGTTTGACTATTTCTTCTACAACCATATTAGATAATAACTCGCTAAACTCAGCGTTATTCTGAGCTTCTTGTTGATCGCCTCTTTCTTCGCTAGGCCCTGAAGTATCTGACGAAGCGCTAGATTGAACATCAGCTTTACCGCTCTTATCTATATTAACGTTAATCTTAACGTTATTAGTCATATTGCCACCAGTGTTTAAAGTGGAGCCTCCTCCACTTCCGCCTCCTACCAATCCTCCAGAAGCATATCCCGGAACACTTCCTCGGTTTAATTCCGTCATGAACCCAACGCCATGAGTTCTAACAGCTTGAGGGCTCATGATGTATTCTCCGCCCATTACTTTAGCTAAACCACCATTGCCCCCCGTGTTTCCTCCCCCCGCGTAAGTAGGTATACGACCTCCATTAGCTGGGTAATATGAAGTTGCTCCAGTCATATTGGCTATATCATTATCTATTTTCATTTGATCAGCCGTCGCCCAATTAGGCATACCTGTAGACCCTACATAGTCAGCAGTCTGAGTTGCTCCGGGCACCGCCGCAGCACTATCAGCGCCAGCCCCTCCTCCAAATAATTTAGCTCCGCCGATTAGCATGGCGGCATTCATCCATGCCCCAATTAACCGTTGCTTCTTTTGTTTTTTAACGGCATTAATTTGGTCTTTCCTACTTTGAGTTTCTGTAATTAAATAGTCTTGATACCTAGCCATGGTTTGTTCTTTACCAAACATCCTCGAAGTTTGAGGGTCTCCTTCATTCAACCGTCCTAAAAGGGACAAACTATTACTAACCTCAAACCTTCCTTCGGTAGGCCTAGCTCTTTCGCTTACAAGTCTTCCTGTTTGCGGATCTCTTCTATAATAAACATAACCCTTAGCTAAGGAAACAGATCCTCTTCCTGCTCCTCCACTTATAGAGTCTACTTGACCGGAATCTGGATCAGCTCCTCCTAAATACCCTAGATTACTTCTTCCCATTCCGTAATCCCTAGAGGGGGCCGGATCAGGTTGACCGGGAGCAGTAGCAGCGCCAATTATCCCGGAAAGAGCTCCGGCTCCTGCTGCCACCGCACCCATCTTCCACATGCTAGGATTTTGGCCTCCATTAGCGTAACTTGGCGCTGAATTAATAGCATTTAAAGCAGGGAGTCCGATTTTGTTTACTGCAGATTTTTTAATAACAAATTCTCCCCCTTGCATTAAAGTAGGCACATCATCTTTATACCCAGAGCCTCCAGTAACCATGCCACCACCTGCCATCTTTGCAGGCATTGGAGTCCCAAAACTACTAAACAACATATTAGAAAACATATTGGCTGAGATACTTGAGATAGAATTGAGTATGCCTTGAGCCATGTTAGCTAAGGCCCCTTTAACTGTACTAGCTCCGCTTGAGATAGATTGGAATGCATCCGCGAAAGAAGACTTCATACTCTGAGCTACCTCTCTCTGCCCAACTTCAAAATCGTTAAGTGCCTGTCGCGGCCCATATAAGAATTGATCCCTAAAAACGTTATTAGCACCAGTGTTTCCCTCAGTTAAACCAAGATAATTCCTGCTCGCGGTACGTTGAGCAGTGTTGAAACCAGCAACTTGCGAACCCGTTATACGGCCGCTTTTGAAGTCGGCCTCGGTATAATCCAACCTTTCACTAGCCCGGGACAAAGCGAGACGTTGATTTTGGAGCTCCATCCCGCGCTTATATCTCCCAGCTAACTCTATAGTTTTTAATGTGACTTTATTTTGTGATTTAGCAGCTATTACAGCTTTATCTCTTAAATCTTTTTCTCGCGTAAGAGAGGAGTTGTACGCCTCCATTGAAGACTTAGATTGCTCGAGTACTTTAGGGCCAAATTCAAGCATCACTTGGTCAAACAAACCTACAGCACCTGTTCCTCCTTCTTTGCGCTGTTGAGCTTGTCGTATTTGTGTTTGTAAAAGATCTGGATCTATATTTCCAGTTGTTAAAGCTCCAAAAATCTCTCTAGCAAAATCAGCCTTAGAAGACACCTTAAATCCAGTGCCCCCCGTCGGGTCCAAAGTTTTTCCCATAACATTCACATTCCCCCCGCTGTAATACCCGCCTTCAAAAAGTTTATTGTTTTTAGCGAAAGTTTTAAACTGCTCAGTAAGGCCTTTATTAAAAGTAGTCCATGATGCACTCAATGTATTTAGGGCTTTATCATTTCCACTCTTGAAATTGGCTTTTGCTTCATCTATGGCTACCGTCTTCGTGGCTTCAGCCACAGTTCTTGAATCCCCCATTCCGACCCCGGCCCTAGCTATACTATACCTTGAATTTATAGCTCGAATTTTTTTGTCGTGAGATACTTGACGGGCAGTAGCTTTAGCAAGCTCTCCCATCTCATAAGAAGCTTGTCGTGCGCTATTGATTAAATCATCATAAGCTTTTATTCCATCATCAGCTCTACGGGAGGTATGGTGCACCGCTTTAGCTCCTATAGGTTTATCTAAAAGAGCTCTCTGCTCAGGTGAAAACTTAGCACCCGGATCAGCGTCAACTGCTGGTAGGTCCTGCAGCCAATCAGTCCAAGGAGTTTCAATTTTAGACATCTCCATTCCAAATAAAGTTCTTAACACAATATTTCGGGCTTCCGGAGTATCTAAAGCCTCCCTTATTTTGGCTCTTATTTCAGTTGAAATTCCAGCTGCTTTTAGTCCTTCCGACATTACGCCACCGGGTTCAAAAGCTCCCTGTGCTACCTTACTATTCCAACCGCCCTCCTTCGTCTGGACCATTCGATCTTGCTCAGCCTTAAATCGTGCCTGAAGATTACCTAAACTGACTCTCGTCGCCTCATCTCCCATCATTAACTGCCCAACCTCTGCCCCTCCTATTCCCGGCATTCCCATTAACTGACGACTAAACTCAGGAGCATAATTTCTAGCGTTTATTTTCCTATGAAGTATATTTTTCTGCCAACCAACGTCAACAGGGTTGGTGCTCCCCGGAAGCCTCAGTAAACCGGGTATAATATTAAGTATAGTGTCCATATCCAGACCTCCTGCTCCCAGCATTTGCCCATAATTCCCCTTACCTGCGGCATTAGATAAAAAATCTAACGTGCCGAAATTCTGCCTCATATTAGTTCCCATTAATTGGGCTGCTGTGATCTCTTTTTGGGTAGCACTTTCGGCAAGAAGCGTGTTTCTAAATTTCTGAAGATCCTGAGCGCTAGTAGCACTTAAGTCTAAAGCGTCCATTTGAGCCTGCATTTGAGCTTTAATCTGAGGGTTGCTTATATTAGATATAGCGTTGACCATAGAAGAAACAATATCTTGTACAAGCTCAACTCTTTTAACCTGATTTGATTCTCCTCCTAATTTACCTATGCTATCCCCTACCTTATTTAGCGCTTGCTGAACTAAGTTAGAGTTTTCAGTTATTTTTTTCAACTCTTCGCTTAAACTCTTTACAGAATTTTCCGCTTCATCTGTATTATTCTTTAGGTAATCAATTCCTGACGCCACACCTCCTAAAACTGCACCAGCAGCAGCTCCATATGGTCCACCAAACATCATTCCCATGCCTGCATATCCAGCTACCCTTCCTGTGGATTCCAGTCCAAATCTCCCCGCACTACCCTCTTCCATCTGCGACGCTGCGCCACTCGCAGCCATCTGAACCACTAGGCCACTCATCGCCCATCTTAAACGCCCAGCCTCTTTCGCCATTCTTTTCATCTCAGCCCCTGCCGCATCCGCTCCTGAAGCTGCACCGCTGAAACCTTTCATGAATTCTGCGTTAGAGCTTAAGTTCATGGGCGTCGGGGGCCTATAAGGCGCTCCGGTAGGCCCTAGTATTGTAGGAGCAGGAGCAAATCCCGGCAGATCAATAAGTGAAAAATTAGGAATACCATGAGTTTTAGGATTTATACCCATGGATCTTGATCTTGATATACCTTGATTTAAGCCTCGAGGTTCATCTATAGTATTATAAACTCCTATTCCACCGGGGTTACCGGATGAACGCAACGCCGGACTACTACCAACTCTAATAGAGGAAGCTGGAACCCCCGCGGACATTTCCCTACCAATAGAAGTGGATAAAGAAGAAAAATTAGGGACATTTCCTGAAGAGCCTCGACGAGGATCGGCGAAACTCGGAAAGCCCTTATTAAATGCTGAGCCTGATCTCCCTACCCTCATCCCTCTACTATACATAGATGTAGCTAGAGGCCCAGCATACCCACTTAATGCCTGCCTTTGGGCTTGCTGCGCAGTTATAGTGTTTAATATTTGTCTTTCAACACCTAAAACATCTAAAGCTCCTGCTTTTACTTTTGAAAGAATACCCGGCTCTTTAGCCATAGTGTTTACCACTATTTCCTCCAAAGCTGCCCTTTGTTTTGTGGCGGCGTTTATACCTATGATGTCTTTAAGCGCTTGTGACCCAAACTTTGCCAAGCTAAAAGCCAACTTCCCAAAAACAGCAGTTACCATAATTAAGCCCGGACCAGCGATAAAGTCGCCTAATCCCTTAATCATACCTCTTCCCCACGTTTTCCCGAACTCCTCAAAGCTTCC